GTAACGACATGGTCACAGTACAAGAATGTCTTTGGCAACTTAGAAAACACTTATGACCTCGGTTATGCGGTGTACCATTTCTTTGCTAACGGTGGGCAGGCTTGCTACGTAACCCGCGTAATTGATCCAACAGCGGTTACCGCTGTAAGTGTTGTGCAAGGAACTCCTACTGGTGGTAGCGCTGCGACGTTGTGGGCGTTAAATGCCAAGTCCCCTGGTGTTTGGGGCAACAGCCTTACCATAAACTACGTATTTGATTCAGACACATTAACAACCCCTACATCTGCACCCATGTTCAACAACGCATCAACATTCAGTATGTCAGTCTTGCTGAGTGGTTTGGAAGTAGAGTTGTGGACGGGACTTTCTACAGACCCTTCGTCTAACCGTTTCATGACGACTATCCTGAGCCTGTACTCGAACTACGTGTCTACTTCTTCAGTTGCCACTGTTGCCTCTGGCACACCACTAGCCATTTTGGGTTTGGATATTGCAGACATGGATGTGTCTGGAACATTCGCTTCTGGCACAGATGGCTCAGAAAGCATTGATGCGTCTTCATGGGCTGTAGCCGTTGAGGCACATGATCTAGTCAAAGGCTCTTTGTTGTTCAACCTTGTAAACCAGACGAGTTCAACCGTTATTAACGCCACAATCGCAACCCTAACGGTGCGCGGAGATTCATTCTTAATTGTTGATACCCCAAAAACCGCTACAACCAAGGCGGCACTTGTTTCAGCAGTTACGTCATATACAGCGTCTAGTTATGCTGCTGTTTACGGCCCAGCCCTTAAGATGTTTGACCCAACCAAGACGGGTGCTGCCGCAGTGCGTGACACCTTCTGTGGTGGTGCTGTTGTTGGAGCGTTTGTTCGTTCAGAAGTAGAGCGTGGTGTATCCAAGGCCCCTGCTGGTTACGGACTAGATATCCGTAACGTGTTCGGGATTGTCGCCAACCTTACAGAGACTGAGCAAGGTGCTTTGTACAAGGATCAGCAACTAAACACATTCACAATTGTCCCAGGTGTGGGTGTCATCATCAATGGCTCGCGTACTCTTGCGCGAAACACAAAAGACAAGTTTGTAACGGTGCGCCGTTCCCTTAACTTCCTAAAGGCGGCTACCAAGAATGCAACTACCTTTGCGTTGTTTGAGCCTAACGACGAGCGTCTATGGTCCACAATCTCTGTAAAACTTTCCGCCATGCTTACAACCTTCTGGGGAACTGGTGGCTTGAAAGGCAATACGGCGGGAGACGCCTTTTATGTAGTTTGTAGTTCAGTAAACAACACGGTCACGTCAATTGATGACGGAATAGTAAATATTGAGATAGGGGTTGCCTTGCAATCTCCTGCTGAATTCATTGTAATAAGCATCAGTCAATGGACTGGTGGAAGTACTGTAACTACGAGTATCTAGGAGATATCCATGGCAAGCACCCAAAGAACAGACCCTCTACGTAACTTTAAGTTTACGGTTAATTTTGACCCCCTTGATGATGAACTACGCGCCCTCACAACGGGTATTGGTAATCTAGGGTTTGCCCAGGTCGGTGGCCTATCAGTACAAAACGAGTTGATTGCCTACCGCGAAGGTGGCATGAACACACATCCTCACAAAATGATTGGTCAGTCTGACTTCCCAGCCGTAACCTTCGCTCGTGGGGCATTTGCCGAACAAAGCCAGTTGTGGTTGTGGCAGAAGTTTATGCACTCGTGGATCAATGGTGGCGTCGGCGGCTTAGTAAATGGTGGTAAAGGAGATAATACTAACTACCGTTGCAATGTCATTGTAAAGGTGTATGACCACCCATACACTTCGAGTGACGCTAGGTACAGCATGGACAGCGCTGACTCTAGTGGCCCATTACTCAAGCATGGCAACGTCAAGGTGGCTTTTAAGTTGTTTAACGCTTGGCCAGGTGCCTATGGCCTCAGCGACTTGAACGCTGGTGACAACGGAATCATGGTGCAACAGATGAACATACACCACGAGGGTTTTATGGTAGCGTGGACGCAGGCTGAGATCGACGGTATTGCTACAGCAAACTAGTACAACTAAAAACAAGGAGCAGTAAATGTCTACACAATCGGAAGCAACATCCCTTGCATCTGCAATGCAAGACCCAACACCACGAATTGGTGTTACCCCTAAAACAACAACTGAGTTGTTTCGTGGGGTGTACAACCAAGAGGCACGACAATGGGAAACTACCGCAACAGTCAATGAGTTGACTGGTGAGGACGAAGAAGCGCTTGCTTCTATGGACGCGGATAATGGGCTGCTGTACGCACAGTACATGTCGGCCCTTCTTAAACGGAGCGTAGTTTCCATTGGAAACACCCTTATAAGCAACCACCCAGAAACCATTGATTCCCTAATTATTGGGGATAGAGATATGTTGTTCTTGGCCACAGTACGGGCCACCTATGGTGACTATCGTGAATACGAAATAAACTGCCCTCATTGCGGAAAATCAAATGATGTACAAATTGGCTTAGATGAGTTCCCAATCCGTAAAGGAGTGGGCAACCCACAGGAACCTTTAATAGTGACACTTAAGGATGGCACACTACAGGCTTTTAGGCTTATGACTGGCGCGGATAGCCAGTATGTGAGCAAGAAGGCCAAGACTGTTCCTGAGCAAAACACCATTCTAATCGCACGATGCGCTGAGTGGGCTGATGGGCAGAAACCAAATAGCCCAGAGGATTGGGCTAAAAAGTTAGGAAGTAAAGATCGTTCCAAGATCATTGACAAGTTGTTAAAGGCCCAGCCAGGCCCTGATATTAAGGAGGTGGAAGCCCTTTGCGCCCATTGTGGAAAAGCATTCCCAATCATGCTCAACTGGGCCTCACTTTTATTCGGCTAATATAGTAAGTACATACTGGGACTACGATTCGATTGCTGCTGTTTACAAGGGCTTCTCGCTCAAGGATATTAAAACGATGACGGTGCGTCAGCGCACTTACTGGTCGGCAATGAGCAGATGGCATAGACAGGACTAATCGTGGCAGCAACAGCAGAAAAAGCAATAAACCCAGATATCAAGGCAAAGTTTAAGGTTGATATTGTCCAACTAGACAAACTTGCTAAGGGCGTATCTGGAATTAGAAAAGACTTTGAGTGGCTGAACACTAACTTAAAGTCAATCAATGCTGAACTGAACAAGACCCTCACCAATCTCCAGCAAATGGAGGGGCTAGGCCCTAATGGTATGGGGAGCGCGAAGGCAAGTGCTGGAGCAGTTAAATTGCCCCTAACCCAGACAGCAACGAGTGCTGCTCAGAATGCCATTGCCTCAGGTAACACATCTACCCAAAGCATATATAAAACTGTAAACATCATCAACAAAGGAATGGATGAGGATGTTGCCAATGGTGGAAGGGGGGGCAGGGAAGATGGCGTTGCTGCTAAGGGTGCCCGTGTGGGGCCGCGACTTATGGGCCAAGCGGTTGCGCTGGCTATCCAAACAATTGATAATCGTACAAACAGCGCCTACGGAAGGGTGTTATCTAACGACAAACTGACCAATTACATGATGCAAACTCGTGGTCTAACTCAGATGCAGGCTATGGACTTAAGAACCCCAATAAGCAAGTCAAAACTTGGTGTGGATGGAACTAGCACAATGCTTGCGCTACAACAAGCAACTGGTCTTAACGCAAACTTAAATGCTGGGGCAGTAGAGGGTATGAGGGCGCTTTCAGGGTGGTCACAGTCCACGGGGCAAATTGCTGGGATGATGCAATCTCTTTCTTCTGCCCAAGTAAACAACAGAATGACTATGACCTTAGGAACAGGGATGTATGGCCCTGGTGGGAAGCAGCGAGACATTGGTGAAGTTATCAGGAACATAACCAAGGGCTCTGGGTTAACCAACGAAAATGTGCTTAAAGGAGCACGACAGGCTGGGTCTGTCACTAGGGCCAGACTTTCGTCAATGGGTGTCCCAGAGGACATGATAGACACCGTATTGGATTACGCGGAATCAAATGTCCAGTATCAAAAGAAGACTGGCAAAACGGATATGTACGACCCTTCAAAGAAGAAGGACCGCACGACTATGGGTATTGAAGATACCTTTGCGACCCAAGCGGAAGAGACAACCCGTGTAAAGGAAAGTAGGGAAGATAAATTCGCCCGTAGACAAGTAGATAACTATGCGGATCTTGAAGTGGCAACACAGAAGTTAACTCAGGCCATGGGAGGTTTAGAAGACTTCCTTAGTAGCGCTATTGGGCTCAGAACCAGTACCAAGAACATGTGGCAGAGCAAGGTACTTGGCTATGGTATGGCTGCGGTTGGAATGGGGATGACGGCGGGTACTCTTGGTGGCGGAGCGCCATTGGGTATGGGTCTTATCGCTGGTGGTCTTACCATTGCTAATACTGGTAAGACTGGTGACCCTGTACCCGGTGCGGTGGGGAAGAACCAAACTGGCGCAAAGGTTCCAATGGGGTATGCAAGACCCCCAGGGCGAGTAAGCCTTGGGGAACTTACAAACTCTGCAACATTCCGTCCATTGAATTCTAGGTTCAAAAACCAATTGTTGGCCATGATGCAGGAAAACCCAAACGTTGGTATTGGGCAGGGGCATCGTTCTGCATCAGAGCAAGCAACAATGTTTTTCTCGCGCTACAAAAAAGCAGGGCCTGGAGAGAAAGGAGAGGTGTCCTACAGAGGAGAAGAATACATACGACACTCAGGTGCACCTGCTATGCCCCCAGGAAAGTCTATGCACGAAATTGGCTTGGCTGCTGACTTAGTTGGGGACC